AAGACATCATCATAAGGACTGATGGAAGACAAAAAAGGTAAATGTATGAGTACTGTTATTCGTGTTGCTATTCTTAGTTGGTCTGCTGCTCTTTTGACTGCTAGTTATGCTGGTCTTCTTGCCAAGATGGACCCAACTTTCATTGCTACCGTATTCACTGCCTCTGCTGCAACCTTTGGTATTAATACGATGAAGAAAGGTGGTGATGATGATGAGAAAAAAGAAGAACCACGCAGAGAAGTTGTAGTGGAACCAACTCTAGAACCACCAGCACCTGAAGTTGTTGTTGCAGAACCAACTCTTGAAGAAAGAGTTGAAGTTCTAGAAGGTCAAGTACAACCCCGCACAGGTGGAGCATAATGGCAAAGTCTGCAAACAAAGGCAAGAAAGGTGGTGCTGGTTCTGCTAATAATAAAAATCAGAACTCTGGCAACGCAACCGCTAAAAAAGCTAAGAATGGTGGAAAGAAAAAATGATTGAATTTGTGACTTTGATTGTTGTTGGACATGTATTGGTTGGACCAAATCTATGTCAAACTGATTTTTTAGGTGACGATCAAATTTACACATTTACATACCAATGCCAAGAGAATGGAACACTCCAAAACGAGAGTGTTGGAATGCTCCCATCCATAAAATACTCCAAGCTATAGACAATCACACCCGTCTTTATATGGAGACGGGTGATTTTTGGCATGAAGAACAAGCCCAGATCTTGAGAAAGTATGTAAAAGATTTGAAAGTCTGGATTCATAAAGAAGAAGGTTGGTGGAACGAATGAAAAAGTTATTCACCTCAGTTGGTTTAGTTTTATCTTTAGCATTTCCTGCTATTGCATCTTCATTAGAACCAAAGCAACCAACAGTAAGACCATACAGCGCAGAAGCAATGGGTTGTATGATTCTCTTAGAATGTACTGAAGGAATAGAAAAACTCACAGTAGATTCTGAACTACTAAAGGATCCTGACTTTGATCCATTCAGAGACGAACTAAAAAGAATTATTACTGCTCTTGATGGTGTAAATGTTCCCGTTTATGTTGCACCAGAAAGATACTTTACTCCAAGAACAGTAGGATTATACAAACCAAACTATAATCGTTTCTTTGTGAATGAAACTCTTCTTAAAGATCCAAGAGAGTTTTTGGGAACGATGCGACATGAAGGATGGCACGCTGTACAAGATTGTATGGGTGGCGGGATGCAAACATCTTTTATGGCACAGGTACATCAGGACTCTGAAATTCCTGCTTGGGTAATGAAAACCACAAGACTTACATATGAATCAATGATGCAAAGTCGTGCAATTCCGTGGGAAGCAGATGCAAACTGGGCAGAAGAACAATCGAATGTTACTGCTGAAAAGTTAGAGATGTGTTCAAAAGGACCATTGTGGGATCAAATTAGACCAACTCCAATGACTATGGACTGGTTAATTGGATGTGGATGGATGAAACCTCAGGAGGGCAAGTATCCTTATTATCCAAACAAGAAAGTTCAGTATTGTACAGAAGGTAAGTATTGATGGATTTCCCATGGGGAGTTGTTACAATATTAGGATGTGGTCTTATCTTTACCGCATATGTGATTTACTACATATTAAAACTAGCGCATGAGGAAATGAAAAATGAAGAACCTAGCAATCATTCTATCAACAACAAGTCTTCTCATTAGTGGAGCACTTTGTTATGGTGCTTATGTGACTTATAAAAAAGCAGAAGCAATTCTCAACAATCCAGAGGAGTTTGTTGGTAAGGTTGTAGAAAATCAAGTCAATAAAGCATTTGAAAAACTACCTATTCCTAAACTAAATACTGGGAGTATTAAGTTTCCTTTCTAATGTCAGACAAAGATCCTTACATTTATAGAATCAAGTCAGTTCTTAAGGTTGTAGATGGTGATACTATTGACGCTGCTATTGACCTTGGGTTTGATATCTCCCTTACTAAGCGAATTCGTCTTGCTGGTGTCGATACCCCAGAGAGTAGAACAATTGATGCAAATGAAAAGAAACTTGGTCTTGAAGTTAAAGAATGGCTCAAGAAAAAATTAGAAGGACAAACTGACATTATTGTTAAAACAGAACTCCCAGATTCCACCGAAAAATACGGTAGAATTCTGGGACATTTGTTTATTGGGGATAATGAAGTATCCGCAGTGAATAAAAAGAAATCCGTAAATCAGCAGATGATTGATGAAGGATATGCTTGGGAATATGATGGTGGAACGAAAAAGAAAGATTTTGCTTTATTAGAATCTAGGAGACAAAAATGATTTACTTTAATATTGTTAGACTGTTTATCATTATCTGGGCCGCATTTATGATTTCTGCTGTAGAATCTGTTGCAATTCGTACAGAAGGACAAGTAGAACTTGAAAGCACAAGTAGAGATGCATATGCAAAAGTGCTTGTGCTTGCTGTAGGTTCTTTTCTTGGCGATGCTGCTTTTAAGTTAAAAAATAAATCAAAAGGATAATCTAGCAGATAATTTCTTAGCAACTTTTTTAGCTGGGGCAAATAGAGGTTTGAATCTCTTTTGTCCTTCTTTTGTAAATTTATCTGATACAACATCATCAATAATGATTTTGTTTTCAGTCTCATAGAACGAATTTGTTTCTACTTGTGCGCGGATGTATTGTTCTACATTATCCGTACTATCAACTAACTTTGTTCCATCAGCAGAATACTCAAAGATATCAACGTGCCCTGAATCTGTCATGACATAGTGAAGCACGGGTTTGACTTGCTTGAGTTTGATTTTAAATTTATTTTTCACCGCCTCACGTATGAGTGGCTCAGCGGCATTCTTTACCATGTTTAAGGCGATGCCAGAGACCATCGTGGTGGCAGTAGTCACAACTGCTACAGCACCAGCCGTAGCAACAAGAGAAGGGTCAGGTAAATTAATATCGATTCCACCGACAGTAAAAGTAGGTTGAAGTTTATCTGTTGGAACTTCTACAACTGGAGTAGGAGTTTGAGTAGGGGTGGTTTGAACAACCTGAGACAGTTGAGGAGGGGGGGTAGTATCTGGTAACCCCCTTGTTTTTTCCTGTTGTTCCTGCGCTTGTTTTTGACGTTCTGCATTTACTGCAGCATCAAACTCTGCTTGAGTTGGAACGTTAATCACTGGATACTTAATTCCAGTATCTGGTACATTAACTATAGGAACTTCAAGTCCACGAACAACAGGAACTTCCATGTTAAGAACTGTTGGCCTATCTATTGTTGGAATTATAGAAGGACCAGCAATTCTATTAACATTAGAACTTGGAATATTAATCGGATTATTTCCGATTATAGGTTTCAAATTTGAATTATCAATTGATTGTATTGGTTCCATTTATCACATCCTCAACTCTTGGGTATTTCACAACAATATCTTCACAAATTTTATAGTAAGGACTATCGGGATGGAACATTACTCCAGACTTAAATGCTTCACCACATTTTAATAATCTTACTAACTCAAAGTCTAAACGTGCTTTATCTGCTTCGGCTTGTTGCCTAGAGATTTCAACCTTTGCTCTTGCTTTACATAATTCTTGTAAAGATCCATCTAGTGGGATGTTGAACCCCATAGATAATCCAGCATTTCCGGAATAAGACATAAATTGTTCCGGATCTTGACTTCCGTTTCCATTACCAACAACGAAAGGTGCTAGAGAGAAGGTCGGTCCCTGGCAACTAACGCCCGCACCATAGGTATTAAGTGCAAACGGTCCTTGAAGAACTTGGACCGCTTGATTTGTAACGTTTCCAGTAGCACTAGCAGAAGGCCCAGCGATATTAGTATTACTAGGAGCTGTTTGAGCCAGCACTGGCGATACATAAAGACCTATTGCGTAAATACAGATACGGATGTAGTTGTTGATTCTGTTTCTGTAGTTCTGTCTATCCATGTTTCTTTTGCCACTCCAGGGCCGAGATAGGTTTCGCTGAACTGGAATGGAGCACCAGGAGTCATGATTGAATACCCTGCACCTCTTTGTGGGACGCCAGGAATATTGATGTTCGTACCAGTTACAGTATAAGATTCACCAGTTGTATATTCAACTTGGCGGATTGATTCTACAATTTTTGTTGTAGATTCTGTTGTTGCATTAATTGTGCCCCTAGTAAAATTAGGCACAACACTCTCAGCATAAACGGGAGTACAAATGACTCCCGTTGTTAAAATCAAAACGGGAGTTAAGTGTCTCATTTGAATACGCTTAATTCAATAGATCTTTGAGCAGTAGCACTTGTTCCAGCACCACCAGCAGTAACAGTAGGAACGCCTGTTGGAGAAAGAGTACCTGCAAGAGTTCCCTTTTCACCACCAACTTGAGTTACACTATCTCCATAGAGATTTGGTGAGTCAAATGTTCCCTGATTAGAAAGTGTTTGATTGAGAACAGGAGTATCAGCAGCATTGAAACTTTCTGAGAAAGTAAATGCTTGACCTGGAGTATTAATATCGTAGGTTCCAGCACCACCTACACCACCAAAGGATGAGGATTGGATATTGGTTCCTGACGCTGAATAGGAAGCACCAATTCGGGTTGATTGAACAGCAGCACCATCAACTTTCAATTGTACGGAGTCAGTGATTCTTGATGTGATTTCAGCAGCATTAACTGGGATTGCGAAGAATAACGAAAAGGCTAATAGAAGTCTTTTCATTTTCTTATGTTGTGATAAACACTGGAAGTATTTAGGAAGTTACGATAAAATAAATATCTAAAAGTAACAGTCCGTTGTTTAATATCTAAATGAATACGTATTCAAGAGCACTGAGACATATTGATATGAAAGATGTTAAACAAAAACATCAAGAGAAAATTATTGAAAGAAAAATAAGAGAACAAAAAGAAAAAGAAGAAAGAGATTTTATTATCTCTATGATGGAACAAAAGAAGTATAGTTGGAGGAAAAAATTAATAGAAGAGGGTATGACAACAGATACTCTGTTCTATACTCAATTATCTGCAACTGGAGAACAAACACTATCCGATCTTTCTCCTTCTATTCAATCTAATTATACTTTAGGTGCTGGTACTTCTTACACTGGAAATACTATTAGTTTTGTTGGAGGAGTTCCTGATAGTATAGAAGGTGGTCCAGTTTATTACGCAAGAGCACTTGCGACTAGGAGTGTTGATACTACTGTTTATGATACAGTTGCTATTGATGTTTTAATTGATAGTATTGGTGCAACTGAAGATGTTGTTATTTGGAAGGGAGTGGGAAATCCTTCTATTCTTATTCCATCTGGATCCTCTAGTGGAACATATACTTATTCAATACCAGTTTCTGATGGAACAACAAGTAGAAACACAACTCTTTATATAATTCAAGCTGCATCTAGTCCTTCAAGAAATTTTCAAATTACTAATATAAGATTTTTGAGAAGAAACCCTGTAAATGTTTTTGTTTCTCTTGATAGTCCAGAGGCAGTTTCTTTTGTTAGAACGGGTAGTGGTGATTTATCCCCAGAAGAAAAACAACAAAGACTGAAAGAAATGTTAGAAGCATCTGATGAATATGTTCAACAAATATATGGAGATGAGTTTCCTGGAAGTGGTTCTGTTGCCCCAGGAGAAGCAGGTGATACTCCAGGTGTTGAGATTGCACAAGTATATCCTTCAGATTATGAACAAGAAAGAAAAACAGATCAAATGTTATTGAAAGGACTTCAACGTGGAGACTATGGGACTGGTCCACAAATTGACAAACAAATTAGACAAATTCAACAGAATTTACAAAGAGGAACTCCTGGTGGATTGCCTTTAGCATAGGGCCTTGACACTGGTGGGAAACCGTAGTATGATAAATAGGTAAACAAATGTTACGAGTTTCTCATAACTCTTAACATTGTTGGACACCCGTTAACCGAGACCTATGGGTGTATAAAAACGTCTCTCATATCCACACTGGAGGGTGGTGTGGAGCATAACGATACCAGTTCGTCCCCCGAACTCTTATCTAACACTCTTAAACAAATGACTGCTACAATTTCACAACAACGACAATCGAATACTTGGGAACAGTTTTGCAACTGGGTTACATCAACTGACAACCGACTCTATGTGGGTTGGTTCGGCGTTCTGATGATTCCTTGCCTACTTGCTGCAACTACTTGCTTCATCATCGCATTTATCGGTGCTCCCCCAGTGGACATCGACGGTATCCGTGAACCCGTTGCTGGTTCACTCATGTACGGAAACAACATCATCTCTGGTGCTGTGATTCCTTCGTCCAATGCAATTGGACTGCACTTTTATCCAATCTGGGAAGCCGCTTCACTTGATGAGTGGCTCTACAACGGTGGACCTTTCCAACTCGTTGTCTTCCACTTCCTGATTGGTATCTATGCCTACATGGGTCGTGAGTGGGAACTTTCCTACCGTCTTGGTATGCGTCCTTGGATCTGTGTTGCTTACTCTGCACCTGTTGCTGCCGCAAGCGCAGTATTCCTGGTCTATCCTTTCGGTCAAGGTTCTTTCTCTGATGCGATGCCTCTGGGTATCTCTGGTACTTTCAACTACATGCTTGTTTTCCAGGCAGAACACAACATCCTGATGCACCCCTTCCACATGCTTGGAGTTGCTGGTGTCTTCGGTGGTTCTCTGTTCAGTGCAATGCACGGTTCTTTGGTTACTTCCTCACTGGTTCGTGAAACCACTGAGAACGAGTCACAGAACTACGGTTACAAGTTCGGTCAAGAAGAAGAGACTTACAACATTGTTGCTGCACACGGTTACTTTGGTCGTCTGATCTTCCAATACGCTTCGTTCAACAACTCTCGTTCACTTCACTTCTTCCTCGCTGCTTGGCCTGTTGTTGGTATCTGGTTCACTGCTCTTGGTGTTAGCACCATGGCATTCAACCTCAACGGTTTCAACTTCAACCAGTCCATCGTTGATGGTCAAGGTAAAGTGATCAACACCTGGGCTGATGTACTGAACCGTGCAGGTCTGGGCATGGAGGTAATGCACGAGCGCAATGCTCATAACTTCCCTCTGGATCTTGCTACTGCACAGAACACTCCTGTTGCTCTTACCGCACCTGCAATTGGTTGATAACAACTGAATAACTGATATAATTAGAGGGTGTAACAACCCTCTTTTTTTATGTCTCATAATCACAACTACGAACCTATGCCTTCCTGGGTTATCTGGGCGGGTGTAGGTATGATGGTATTTACGGTTCTTGTATTCGTCTTATTCACTCTCGGTCAGATGTATTGGGGATGAGTATAAAGACTTATTGACTCTCTTATTAAGTAATGTTAAGATAAATATGAGAAATAACTAAGGAGGTTATGACTTCTTCAACACTTTCACAACCAATTTCGCAACGAGGGTGGTTCGATGTCCTGGATGACTGGCTTAAACGAGATCGCTTTGTATTTGTGGGTTGGTCTGGACTACTACTTTTTCCCACTGCTTATCTTGCCCTTGGTGGCTGGCTTACTGGCACAACGTTTGTTACAAGCTGGTACACCCACGGGTTGGCGTCTAGTTACCTTGAGGGGGCTAATTTCCTTACGGCAGCTGTGTCAACGCCTGCAGATACTATGGGTCATTCTCTTCTTCTACTTTGGGGTCCTGAGGCTCAAGGGGATATTGTCAGGTGGTTCCAACTTGGGGGACTATGGACTTTTGTGGCGCTCCACGGAGCTTTCAGCCTGATCGGCTTCATGCTTCGTCAGTTTGAGATTTCAAGACTGGTAGGTATTCGTCCTTACAACGCAATCGCATTCTCTGGACCGATTGCCGTATTCGTTTCTGTGTTCCTGATGTATCCACTGGGACAATCCAGTTGGTTCTTTGCACCATCATTTGGTGTTGCTGCAATCTTCAGGTTCCTGCTGTTCCTTCAGGGTTTCCACAACTGGACCCTCAACCCTTTCCATATGATGGGTGTAGCAGGTATTCTTGGTGGTGCTTTGCTCTGTGCAATTCATGGCGCTACAGTAGAAAATACTCTTTATGAAGATGGCGAAAAGGCAAATACTTTTAAAGCTTTTGAACCCACGCAAGAGGAAGAGACTTATAGTATGGTCACTGCGAACAGATTTTGGTCTCAGATCTTCGGCATTGCTTTTAGTAATAAGCGTTGGTTACATTTCTTTATGCTCTTTGTTCCCGTCATGGGTCTCTGGACATCTTCTATCGGGATTATCGGTCTTGCTCTTAATCTTCGTGCTTATGACTTTGTTAGTCAGGAAGTTAGAGCGGCAGAAGATCCTGAGTTCGAGACCTTCTACACGAAGAACATTCTTCTAAATGAAGGTCTACGTGCTTGGATGGCACCAGTGGATCAACCTCATGAGAACTTTGTGTTCCCAGAGGAGGTTCTACCGCGAGGAAATGCACTCTAAAAATAAATATAAGGAGTTCTCTGAACTCCTTTTTTTATGATCCTTATTCTTATACTTTTCCAACTCTTTGGAATCTTAATGTTTATACTGTCCATTATCCAAGATTTATGATCACTTCCACCACCCCATATAAATTTGCAGAGGTAATTAGGGATACTTGGCCAAACCTTTACAGACCACCAGTAAAGACTTATAATAAGTCAAAAGCATCAGAAAAAAATGTATGATTATTGGGTAGTTATAGATAGAATTACTGGAAGAGTAATTGCCCACTGCGGAACTGAGGTTGATGCAATAATGTTGTTTAAATTTGATCCAGATAGAAGAAGTTATCGTAAACAAAAGTTTATTGTGGATCAAGTCATCACAGTAACATCAATAACAGATAAACAACTTCCTGGCCAACAAGGTTTACCTTCGGCAAAAGAAAGACTTTCTCCTATAGAAATTCAACAACAGGTTTGGTTGCCTGAAGGAAAAGGAATTCCAGTTAACACTAAATAATTTTCAGTTTTATAAAGAACATGAAGTTTACAGTTTATTCAAAAGACGGTTGCCCATATTGCACAAAAGTCCAACAAGTGTTAGAGTTGACACAACTACAACACGTAGTTTATAAATTGAACACAGATTTTACTAGAGAAGAATTCTACGCAGAATTTGGAGAGGGATCTACCTTTCCCCAAGTAATTGTTAATGATCAGCATATTGGTGGATGCACTGATACTGTTCAATACCTAAAGGAGCAAAATCTAGTTTAATGGAAAACACCATTCACGAAGTTTACAACGATGTTGAAAAAGCAATTGATTATGCTTTTAATGGACAATTTGTTTTAAAGTTTTATGATTATTTAAAAGTTCGCGGAACAAAAAAAATTGATGTTGAACAGTTTATTGAAAGTGCTACTGCTAGTGAACTCAATAGTCTTGTAAAAGATCTTGATGATTACATTGAAGGTGGATCGGATGAAATTCATAAACAACTTCGTGAGGGTTACGGTCACATTCCAAAACCACAAGCAAGAAAAATAAGAAATTACCTTTATGGTATTCTTGAAGATGCCTGGAGATATAATCATGACAAAAGGCCAGGAAGGAGAAAGAAGCAAACTAAATAAGTCAGAACCTCAAATTAATAGAGGTGTTGAATTATTACTTAGGAATAGGAGGAAGAGATCACCAGAACCAAAGACTTTTCAAGTGAAGTTTGGTAAGATGATCTCTCTTTTTCGTAGAGAGTTTCATTTCTTTATAGAATTTCATTTTGATGTTAGAAAAAAATAAACTCTCTGGAGAAAACAAATGGAATCAGCATATGTAATTACATTCACTGTAATGTTTACCTTGCTCTTTTTTATGGTGGGAAGTATAATTGGTTGGTTAACTTATAGACATTTGTTAGAATCTAAACCTCCATATCTGCATCCAGAGTTTTTTGATGAAAATGGCCAGGTGATTCCTGACGAAATAGTATCTGTACGATTTGAAAACGATTATGACTACTACGACGACGAAGACGAAGAGAACGACGACTGAAAAACCGATTGAAACTCTTCCAACAAATCCTTTCGTATTTGAGATTCTAGAACTTGCATCAAAACAAAAGAGTAATGCAAAGAAAGTAGAAGTCCTTAAAACATACGAACATGATTCACTAAAATCTGTTTTGATTTGGAACTTTGATGAAACTGTGGTTTCCCTACTCCCTGAGGGAGAAGTTCCTTATGGGGATGTAAACGATCAGAACGTTTACTCTGGAACTCTCTCCGAAAATCTATCCAGAGAAGCAATGGGTGGAGAATCTGCAACTGTTCAAGACCTTCAGGGGAGGGGTCGCACCTCTCTTCGTAAAGAATATCAAAATCTTTACCATTATGTAAAGGGTGGAAATAACACTCTATCTACTATTCGTAGGGAAATGATGTTTATTAATCTTCTTCAAGGTCTTCACCCTAAAGAAGCTGAGGTTATTGTTCTTACTAAGGACAAAAAACTTCAAACTAAATACAAGATAACTCACGAAAATGTCAAAGAAGCATTCCCTGACATTCAATGGGGAGGTCGTTCATGACAGTGGCTGTAGGAGAAAAAAAGAAGATGGCAGATAATAAAACTACGATTAACAAGGTTCTGCCTCATGAATATGGATGTGAAATTCTCCTTGAAAAAACAACACTAGAAAAAGTAAAAGATCCATCATTCCCAAGTGATGCATATTTAATTTGGTATAGTGTTGATGGAGAACAACACATCGATCTTTGTCGCACATCAAAAAGAGTCAATCTTTTTGATATGTATTATGACAAATATGGTCCAGGAGCAGTTCAGAAAATTGACTTTGGATATGGTAGAGTCAATCCTAAACTGTGGGGATATAAACAACCAGAGAAAAAGAAAAGAAAATGAGTGCTGGATTTGGTGGCGTTCCCAACGAAAACAGAGTTGGTAAAGACGCCAAAATTACAATCGATTTAGACAATATAGATATTGTTCTAAAACAATATAAAAAAATAAAAAAATATCAAAAATCATCTCTGTACGCTATTAAAACAATGGACGGAACAGAAGAGATCGTAAGTTCATTGATTAAGGAAGCGGAGGAGAATCCACTGTAAAATGGGAAAGCATTATCTACTTAACTTGTATGGATGCTCGTTTGTCCTTTTGGACGACGAGCGTTGTCTTATAGACTTATTAGAAAACGCAGCAGCTGCTAGTGGTGCTACTGTGGTTCAGACTATTTCAAAAAAGTTTGAACCACAGGGAGTCACTGTAATTTGTTTGTTGTCTGAAAGTCATATTAGTATTCATACATGGCCAGAGGAAGGTAAGGCGGCGGTGGATGTATATACTTGTGGTGATTGTAATCCTAAAATCGGATGTGACATTATTATTGAACAGTTGTATGCACAAAATCATACGTTAAGTTATATTGAACGGTAACAAAAGTTACAAAAGTACTTGTATAGATAATGTAACTAGAGGTATAATAATCCTCTACCGTTCATCCTATGACTAAAGCACTCTTGCTTTTAGCATGGGTTCCTT